ATCCAAAAGAACAGGGATGACATTCAAATCAACAGAATGCACATTGCCATCCTTGAAGAAAAAATGCGAGCAGTCAACCGATCAAAGGAAAAATAATGCTTACCTTGTTTTCAAGCCTAGTCAGTTTTCTGATGGGCGGTCTGCCCAAAATCCTAGAATTTATCCAAGACCGTGCCGACAAAAAGCATGAACTGGCGCTGGCGGCAATGCAGACTGAACGGGAACTAACCCTTAAAAAAGCTGGCCTAGAAGCACAGGAACGCATCGAACACATCCAAACTGAGCAGATACAGATTACCGCCGAGGTAACCAATGCCCAGACCGCCATGCAAGAACGCCAAGCCCTGTACGCCCATGATGTGGCACTGGGGCAAGGCGCATCCCAATGGGTGATCAACATGAGGGCGGCAACCCGTTCGGTCATTACTTACGGTATGTTTGTGATGTTTATGTTTGTTGAGGTTTTTGGCTTTTACTATGCTTGGCATACCGATGTGGCTTTTGATTTGGCGCTAAACCACTTGTGGGATGATGAAACACAAATCATCTGGGCTTGCATTGTTAGTTTTTGGTTTGGCGGTCAAGCGTTCAAAAAATGAACATCAGCCCTGAAGCTGTGGAGATGGTCAAGCACCATGAAGGGGTGAGGTTTAAGCCTTACCGTTGCCCAGCAAAACTTTGGACGATTGGAGTTGGTCATGTACTTTACCCAGATCAAGGCAAGATGCCTGTTGATCAAAGAGATGGTTATCAGCTACGCCCAGAAGATAACCGCACGTTTTCAGCGGATGAAGTAGATGCCATTCTCAGAAACGATCTTGCAAGGTTTGAGCGTGGAATCCACACTTTATTTCCTGTCGATCTCAGCCAAGGGATGTTTGACAGTCTTGTTTCTTTTTCTTTTAACTGCGGCTTGGGAACAACCCAGCGTTCAACGCTACGCCAGAAGGTTCTTAGAGGCGACAAGGCGGGTGCTGCGGATGAATTCCTAAAGTACACCAAGGGCGGTGGCAAAGTCTTGCTAGGTCTGGTTAAACGCCGACAGGATGAACGGGCGCTATTCCTCCATCCATAGCAGTATCTGAACGAATACCCAGGCAATTGCCACCACAACGGCAGCGCCCAGGCACAAGACCAAAAACAAACCCATCATGTGTTTTCCTTTGGTGGGGTGGTGTAGAGGGGTAGTGGTTCAACATCAGCAATAGTTGGTGCTGAAATGCTTGTGGGCTTTGCCCAATAAAACCCTTTTAGTGGGTGGAAATACGCCACAGGTTCTGGCTGTATTTCTTGGCCCAGCCGCTGCACTTCATTCATAGCGTTTTCATACCGCATGATCTGGTGTTTGCGCGACCCCTGCAAGCCCCAATAACCTTGTTTGCGACTGAGTTCCTCAAATGCTTCATCTTCTTCAGTCATATCAACTCCCTTTGTACAGGCACAAAACGCCACTCACGTTCTGCCCTGCCTGATTTAGATTTAGTGACTTGTCCAGTTAATTCCACCAAGCCAATCTTGGCTAACTCAGGCAAGCGCCTTGCTACTTGATTGCCATCCAATCCAGTCAATTCAGCGATGCCATCCTTGCCTCTTGCGCCAAAACGCTGGAGACAATCCACGATCAGCAAGCCGTGCTTGTTAGCCAATTCCTTGGCTGAATCCGCTGCCTGAAACGAGGTCAGCGGGTCAGAATTCCTTGCCCTTGGAAATGTAAGCATGATCAGAACGCCAAATCATCATCGTTATCTGCTGGCAAGCCCTTGGGTTCGTAGGGCTTGGGGTCGTTCAGATATGCCCAGCCGTCCCAGCCGTTTTCCTTTAAAGGGATTACGTCCAGTTTGAGCATTTCGCCGTTCCTGGTGTCAATGATGCTGCCGATGCGCTGATAGCGGTTCTTTTGCTGACCTTCTTTGTTGGTGTACTGGCCCACGATGGCGGTAATTTCTTTTTTGACTTTACTCATGGCTGGCTTTCAATGTATTGGTTTAACTGCTGAACTTGGGAATCGACCTCGGCTAAGAATTTGACAATCTCGGCCTCCATCTCGGTGATAAATGCGTTATCCCGTGGGATTCGGGTCACAAATAGCTGTGCTTTGGGCGGCATTCTGGGGTCAAAAACAACATAATCGGCCCATTGTCTGCCTGTGCATGAAAGCTGAAATTGCATCTGTGCAAAGTATTTGGCGGGTACTTTTTTGGTAAGCAATGTCTCCAGCATTCCTTTGCTTTCGGGACATTTGACTTCAACAACACCATCATCCCCAACAAGGGCATCTGGGCTTGCGCCAGCCATTTCTATGGTTGGATGGGGGACAAAACCAACAGCATCTGTATCCCATCCACAATAGGCTTGATAGGCCGCTAAAGCGTAGATTTCCTGCTCAACCCCCCATTGCATAGCCTGAGAGGTGAACCCCTCGGCCTTGGTTTGGGTGATGCGTTCAAGCACTAATTGGGTCATGTAGCTATCCCGACTTGCGGAATAGCCTGTTTTGGTTTTAGCCATAACATCTGCAACCCTGCTGGCGGTGACCTTGCCCAGGCGTTGGATAAACCATTCTTCTGTGCGTTGTTCAACTTCCATTGCGAACCTCCATCATTTCATTTGCCATTGTGAAAGCGGCTAAAGCCGTGTCATTGAAATCCATGTCAGAGCGCCAATCAGAATCAGACAACAGTGCTTGCATGGCAAAGATGGCGATAAAGTCTTTGAGGGTTATTTCCTCAAGACCAATTTCTTTCTTTTTTCTCATGCTTTTTCCTTTGCTTTGGCAATGCGGTCTGCCTTGGCTTTGATGACCTTGGCAATCCAATTTTGGTCGCCCTTGCAAGCGTCATAGGCTGCTTTGTAGGCGGTTTGCAGTTCTTCTTTGTTTGCGCTGGCATCAATGGCGGCGATGTGGTCTGCCATCATTCCTGCGTCAATCTGTGGCGCAGGGCGGGATGCAGCTACACCGTCATCGTCATCTGGTGAAAGGCCGCTGGCGGTTAAAAGGCTATATCTCCGCGCATAAGTCAAGGCACTACCAAAACCCATTGCATCGTGCTTGCTGGCTGGAACATGAAGTAGGCCGCACTCTATCACTTCCCCAGATTCATGCACAAACATTGTTTCAACCATCACGCCATCTTTGCATTCATAGGTGCGTTGCATAAGACCTATGCCGTTGGCGTTTAAAGCGCCTACAACAGCATCAATGCAAGAACTGAGGTCTGCATACTTGGATTTGAAATGGGGGTTTACAGACGTTTTTAACGCTTTGCCAAATTGTGATTGTGCTTTGACAAAGGCGGCGGCGATTTGTTTTCCGATTGGTGTTTCCATGATTTTCCTTAATAAGCGTATTTAGGGCCGCAAGTGACTTCCACCACAGTTTCAACTGTGTAGCCATTGATCTTGCGTTTGGCGTATAGCGGGATGGCGCGGAGGCCAGAGGATTCGCACTGGCGCACAGCGTCAATCACCTCATTCCTGCCCATCGGTTGAACTTGTTTGTCAACAATTAAATCTTGATTGGGCGCTTGGGGTGTTGACCCTGGCAAGCTAGAGCAACCAGCGGTAACCCAGGCCATCCAGCACAAAAGTGAGTAGGTGATCATCTTCATTCCGATTCCTTTGCAATCAAGCGCATTTCCAGTTCTTTTATGTATTCCTGTGCGGTTTCCACAAGGTTGATGTGTGTACGCAAGTGGGACTCCAATAGACCAACGTGATAGGCCAAGCGGTTCTGTGCGGGTTCGCCTTCATACTGTTTGTCAGCAATGAATTTGATGTTGTCGATAAGTTCGTCAGCGTTCATTTATGCTCTCCAAATAAAAAGGTCAAGAACCAACACGACAACAGCACACACGGCAAGCACCATGATGATCTTGTCGGTGATCGCCATGCGGGGTTCGTGGATTTCAATTGACGCGCTGTATTCCACTGTGTGAGGGAATGCTTGATTCATCGTCCTGGGGTATTTCATCTTGTTCATCCTCTGGTTGGTTGTCGGGGTTGTAATCTGTTTGGCGGGTGAGGATTTGCCCCCACCGCCATTCCTCATAATCTTCTGTGTACATGGTGGGCTGGGGCTTGCGCCCCTGTGGGTTAAGAGTAGGACAAGCCTTGGAACTCAAAAGAATCTGCAAACTCTGGCGCAGCAGATTTGCGAATCTCAACTGAGACGCAACCAATGCCATAGCGTTGGGCCAAGTAGTCCTTGGCATCGGTGGTATTAGCTACCACCAAAATTGTGGTGGCGCTGAAATCGGTGGGAGAGAAAGTGAAATCGGTCATGTGACCTCCTAAAAAGACCCTTATGCGTTTTGCTAGGGCATGGGTGTATTGTTAAGCACAATTAACATTAGGTCAAGTCTTTTTTATAGGGACATACCCTAATGTTGCTATTTTGTTAATCCACCTTACAATGCCCAGATGACAAAAGAGCAATTAGTTCAGTTGGCAGGGTCACAAAGTGAGCTTGCAAGGATTCTTGGCATTAACAGGGCTGCAGTTTCCCAATGGAAAAATGTGCCCCAGGCAAGAATCTGGCAACTAAAGTCGTTGCGTCCTGATTGGTTTTTGGTTTAACATTGTTTGAAACACGGCTAGGTTGGAAGTCATGAGCCAACCGAAAAGAGAACCCACCCCTCCTGCCGAGGTTTCTTTCCAGGGTGGATGTTTAGGCGTGGGAAATGCACTTTTACCAATTCCATATTGGTGACTACAAGTCACATACACACCATCTTTCCTTGACGGAAGATTTGGCCTTTAGGCGCTTGCTAGATCACTACTATCTGCATGAAGCGCCCATCAAACAACGGGACATTGCCCGACAAATAGGGATGCGAGACAACGAACAGGACGTTTTGACCGTGCTGGACGAATTCTTTGTTTCCACAGAGGCGGGTTACATAAACCCCCGTGCGGATGAGGAAATTTCCAAATATCGCAAGTTCTCAGAGGATGGAAAAAAGGGTGCGGAAATAAGGTGGCATAAGCGCCGCAATGGGGAGGCTAATAGCCCCCCTAATGCCACCCCAATAGCAACCAATAACCATGAACCAATAACCAATAACCATATTAAAGAATCTAAAGATTCTTTGTCGGCAGGATTGCCGACTTGCCCCCATCAGGACATTTTGAATCTTTACAAAAAGCATTTGCCACAACTTGCCCAGCCACGGGTGTGGGATGGGGTCAGGCAGACCAACCTACGGCAAAGGTGGTTGCAAGCCGCTAAACCGTCTGTATTCAGCCCACAGGGGTATGCAACCCAAGCCGATGGGCTGGCATGGTGGGATTCGTTTTTTGCCTACATTGCCAACGATACCAAGCTGGCAAACGGGTTTGAAACCAAGGACAGGACATGGCGACCTGATTTGGTGTGGATAGTGAATGCAACCAATTTCGCCAAGATAATTGATGGAAAGTACCAAAAATGAACTTTGTAAAACCAGACACCAAAAAAGACCCGCTAGACGATGTTCAGCGCCTGATGTGCAGTGTGCCAGGATGCCCTAAACGCTGGTCAGTTCACATGGAAGGCCAGCGCCCGATGTGTTCCGAGCATCAATGGTCGGACAGAAAGCCAGCTACTAGGCGGGACATTGCCGCCCTGTTGCCCAGCACCAAGCCCGTGAAACATTGGATGGATGATGGGGAGGTATTTTGAATGAGTTGGCTTTATTCGCGGGTGCTGGTGGAGGAATACTTGGGGGACACCTCCTTGGATGGCGAACAGTCTGCGCTGTTGAGTGGGAACCCTATCCAGCAAGCGTACTGTGCGCCCGACAAAATGATGGATTTCTCCCGCCTTTCCCGATTTGGGATGACATACAAACCTTTGACGGCAAACCGTGGAGAGGAATTGTTGATGTCGTATCTGGCGGCTTTCCCTGTACGGACATTTCCATCGCTGGACGAGGCGCAGGGCTTGACGGAGAACAATCCTCAATGTGGTATCACATGGCGAGGGTGGTTAGCGAAGTTCGACCCAGATTCGTATTCGTGGAAAACAGCCCAATGCTCATTCATCGAGGAATCGGGCGAGTGCTTGGCGACCTTTCCAGCCTCGGGTTTGACGCGAGGTGGACTGTTATGGGAGCAAACAAGGTTGGAGCGCCCCACCAAAGGGATAGA